GGCTCGGCCTGACGCTGTGTCTGTGCAGGCGGTGGGTTGGCCTGCATCTCGCGAAGCACCTGCTCACGGGTGCGAGCGGCAGTCACCTGCCGTTCCCGTTCCAGCCTTTCCTTCATCCAGCGCGGAAGGCGTTGTTCCTTCCGTTCCGGCGAGGCCGCGGCTGGGGCGTGGTCCCCTTCCGGGGGCGCCTCCTCGCCCGAATCGGGCGGGGCTTGCGTCTGCTGCTCCGACTTGGCCGGCGCGTCGGGTTTGGCAGGCTTGGCTGCTTCCACCTTCGGCGCGGGCGTGGATTCGGTCTTCAGCGTGTCGGTGGATTTCAGCGCAGCAGGCTGCGCCGCCGGGGCCGATACCCCGTCGCTTGCGTTGTCAGTCATGGGAGCCTCAAGTGCCGAGTGACCCGCTCGGCGCGGTGGCCGCTACTGCGGCAAGCCCGGATCGCCGCCCATAAAAAAACCGCCTTGCGGCGGCTCGGGGGGCATCTGTGTTGGTTGTGGCGGTGGCATCCCGGGCAATCCAGGCATCGCCAGTCCGGCCATGCCCAGGGTCGCGGCGAGTTGGGCGTTCTCCAATTCCTGCCCCTCGGCCTGCGCGGCGTACAGTCCGGACTGCGCGTCGGCCTTCTTCGCGTCGGCCACGTCCTTCGGGTTCGGCTGCGGCGGCGGCGGCGGTTGATCGCCCTCGCCCGGATCGAGCAGGCCCTGCATCACCAGCACCTTGCGCGCGGCCTTGACGTACTCGTCCATGCCCGGCACGTCGATCGACTTGAGCAGCATGAACTGGCCCAGCGCGCCGAACGGGCCCGGCTGCGCGCTCAACGCCTGCGCGGCCTCGGCCAGCTCCATGCGGGCCGTGTCGAAGCTCTTGCCGACCGTGACCGTCACGTCGTACTTGCCGCGGGACAGGTCGTTCATCACGACCGTCTCGCCGGTCTGCTGGTCGATGGTCGGCTTGTTGATCTGGACGTACTTCTCGGCGTTGTCCTCGCCGAGGATGCGAATCGACCGCTCCGCGTCGTAGTAGGCCGGGATGGCGTCGACGAGGATTTCACCCAGCCGCTTGAGCGCCTTCACCTGGTTGTCGACGTAGACGAAGTTGGCGATGTCGCCCTCGTTCTGCCGCGCCAGGATGGCCCGCCCGCTGGTCTCGTTGGAGCGCGCGCCGATGGACGCATCGAACACGCCCAGGCTCGCCTTCAGTTCCTCGGACACCACCTGCGACATGTTGATCATGGCCGCGGGGAAGTTCGCCATCGGCTGGCGCTGCGGCGGCGGCGCCTCGCCGTTCGGGCTGGCGTCGCGGTTGTACAGCAGCACGGGCGGGTCGTCGTAGCCCATGCGCTCGTAGTACGACTCCAGGCCCTCGATCTGCTTGGCCGTCGCCATCAGCGGCGAGTTGGGCAGCTTCGCCAGCACCTCGACCGCGGTGGACAGTTCGAAGTTGTGGATCATCTGCATGTCCCGGCCGAAGCGGGTCATGCCGGAGTAGATTTGCTTGCCGTCGATCATCACCAGATCGCCCCACTGCGGGACGATCGGGATCATCGAACCGCCCCACTTGGTCGGCTCCTCCAGCTTGCCCTTGCCGGACACCAGGCACGAGTAGACGCAGTTCACTTCGACTTCGCGGCTTTGTTTGATCGTGACCGGCGCGCTCGTGGGCTGGCCGGTCTGCGGGTCCGGGAAGCCGGCCGCGGCCTCGTCGGCGATCGGCGCGAACTCCTCGGCATCCACCACCGAGCCATCGGTCAGCAGGTGGATCGTCTTGATCTCCGGCTCGATGTGCCAATACTCGGCGATCCGCACCTCGTCCTTGTGAACCCAGTCGCGCTCCAGGTCGTCCATCGGCGCGTCGAAGTTGACCACATCGGCCTTCGGCCAACGCTTCTTGAACTCCTCAACCGGGATGAACTCGTCGATGAACCAATAGCGGGCGTCGGACCGGTCGAACTCGACCGCGGCCGGGTCGCACCAGCAGCGCATCGGGTCCAGCACCGTCTTGATCTTCAGGCACTGGTCGAACGTGTCCTGCCCTTCGTACTCGGCGATGACGCGCAGGATGCCGTAGCCGCCGCCCGTGGCCCACTGCATCGACACGTCGTAGGCGTTCTCCGCGCTGGACTGCACTTCGATGTTCTTGATCAGGCCGTTGTAGACCTCGGCCGTGTCGACGTCGTTGTCCTCGACCGCGCGCACCTTGATCTGCGGCTTGTTCTTGAGCTGCTGGCCGGTCACCCGACGCACCAGCTGCCGGACCCGGTTGGACTCGTAGCAGGGCTTGTTCTTGCGCTTGCCCTTCAGATGCCCGTCCCACTGGTTTCCGGACACGAAGGTGAACTTCATGTCGTCGACCACGCGGCGGCGCTGCTCGGTGTCGAAGCTGAAGGCGTCGGACGCCCGGTCCAGCATCGTCTGCGTCCACTCGTCGCGTGGCTTGCCCGTCGCCGCAGGCTTGGAACCCTTCGGCGGGTAGGTCTTGGATGCCATGCGTCAGCCTTCGAAAGCGTTAGCGCGACGGCCGAAGCTGTCACGGGAGAATTGCGTGGTGAAGTTCAGATTCACGGCGGCGTTTTCCTTGGGCCATGCAAGTTCCAAGTCCGGCTCCGCAATCCGCGCCAGGCTGTCGAGCATGTCGTCGTGGATGGCTACCGGAAACGCCTTGAACTCGTCATGGATGAAGGCGTGCACCATGTCTTCGGTGACGCCCTCGTAATTGGTGCGGTGGTGCGAACGCGGCAGGTAGACGCGCTTCTGCTCAAACAGCGGGATCAACCGCTTGATGCGGTCGGGCTTCGGCACCTGGCCGCCCACCTCGACGATGTCGAAGCGGTAGTTCTCCTGGTCCTGCAGCGTCTTGATGTACTCAATGTCCGCCATCAGGCCGTACCGCTCGTAGCGGACTTCCTTCGGCTTCCACTTGCGGTGCAGCTCCATCACCAGCTTGCCGCGCTGGGTCAGGTTCAGGCGGTCGCGGATGATGTCGAGCGCGTAGTAATTGCCGTCGCCGCCCAGGCCGATCACCCACACCGCCGTGTAGTCGTTGCCCTTTTTCTTGCCGCTGGCCGCGTCGACCAGGATGTAGCGATTCGTCCCGGCCGTGGCGTCGTTGTCGTAGTACCGAAGCCAGCCCTCGCGGAAGCCCTGCGTCTCGTCGCCCTTGGGGTCTTGCAGCATCTGGCAGGCGAAGGTGTACGGCCCCATATCGCGCCGCTTCTCGGCCAATGCCTCCACCGACAGCAGGATCGGCTCGCCCGTGAGCGTGCCGTCGTCCGTCGCCGGGTAAACGCGCGGCGTCGCCGTGCCGCGATCAATCACCGTCTTGTAGCTGTCGTTGTAGTGGTAGCGCGTGCCGATGAACCGCTTGTGGCCGCCGTCGCTGCCCAGGTTGTAGGACAGCTCCAGCGCCTGCGTGGTCTTGGCGATCATGTCCGGGCTGGTGACGGATTCCTTCGTTACCAGGTCGTCGTAGATCAGCACCAGGAAGTGCTTGCCGGTCGGCTGGCCGTCGACCACGCCCCAGGCTTCGAGCGTTGCCTCCTTGGGGTTGCTCTGCCGCTTGACCGTGATGCCGTCGTCCTCGGACCACTTCGGCGCGTCCTTCTGCGGGTTCGCATAGAGCACGTCAGGGAACAGCGCCTTCAGTCGCTCGTTGCGCTCGAACTCGCCCTTGATCTGCCGCAGGAAGCCTTTAGCGATCGGACGCGTGTGGCTGAATATCCCGAACGTCGCCTCCCGGCCATCCCACTCCGGGAGCGGGTCATCGCCATGGCTCGCCAGAATGTCCTGGATCGTCTTGCCGTAGGTGATGAGGGTCGACTTGTAGTGCTCGCGCGCCCACAGATCGAGATGCCCGTTCGGCGCCGCCTGCACTTCCTCGCACCGGGCCTTCAGCCAGGGGCGGTCGATGTCCTTCCGGCCCAAAACGTCCGTCAGCAGCCAAAACAGGTCCGTCCTCGCCCGCGCCCGCTCCTGAAACCATAGCTTCCGCTCCATCAAGGCGATCAGCTCGCGCTTGGTGGCGGCTTCCTCGGCGGGGGTCATTGCGACGTAGCGGCTGCCAGCTTGGCCTGCAGCTCAGCGATGCGGGCGTCGACCACTTCGGCCGTCGCGTCCTTCACAGACACGGGGCCGCCATCCGGGCCGGTCAGCTCCGTGGTTACCTTGTCGCGCCACAGGTCCGGGCGGCGATTCTTCAGCCAGAAGATGGCCGCCGTGGTGTCCGGCGCGATCTTGGCCCGGAAAGGCGCATACACCGGCTCCGTCGCGCTGGCAGGCATGAATATCTTCACTTCGTCCTGTTCGTAGC